CACAAATCGAACAAAATCGGCCAGTCGAGCCGTATGTCATTGATCCCTCAATAAAACTTGATGCCAAGCGGGCGAAGTTCGTTTACGAATATTTGATCGATTACAACGGCACGCAGGCCGCGATCCGCGCCGGCTACGCGAAGAAATCAGCGAAAGTCACGGCGTCGCGACTGCTAACGAATGATAACGTGAAGCGGGCTATCGACGACGGCAAAATGTATTACATGCTGCAAAATGGCATGGACGCGCACTGGATCCGGCAAAAGCGGCTGGAATTGCTAGAGCGCTGTATGCAGGCCGAGCCGGTCATGATCAAGATCGACGGCGAATGGGTGGAATCCGGCGAATACCAGTTCAAGGATGCGACCGTGCGCAACGTGCTGGCGGACATGGCCAAGGATGCCGGTATGGACGTTGGCCAGGTGAACGTGAACGTCGGCGGATCCGTACACCACGACCATACGGTGCGGGAGCAGATAGACTTTACCGAAATCCGGAGTAAAGTAGACAAGCATAAAACAGCGAGGGCGCATTGATGGGGCCAATTGAAGCCGTGGATCCGTGGAAACACCGAAGCAAGAACATTAGCTGCACGACCTGTATGTGGTACGTGCCCAAGCCGACGGATATGGGCGCGAATCAGGAAATCGGCCGCTGCCGGCGCCACGCGCCTACTATGTCCGGCTATCCCGCGGTATATCCGAATGACTGGTGCGGCGACCATAAGCTGGACGAAATGAAACTCAGGGCCGAGGGCAGGTAGTATGATCCGCAAAGAAGGCGATTATTATTACGTGCGGTCGAAAGACGGCCGGAATCTAGGCCGGTATAAAACCAAGGCAGCGGCACAAAAGCGGCTGCGCCAGGTCGAATACTTCAAGCACAAAGACAAAAAATGAAAAAATACCGACCGAGAATGATCGTGGAAGCAAGCAGGCTAATCGGCATGTCCGTGCATGAAGACGGCGAAATCGCATTCATTATCGAGGAAAAGAATCCCGATAATACGAATGTGGTGATCGTGTGTCCGTCGTCGATCGTGGACGTGTACCAGCCGAAAGCCGGCGACTACCTGGCGCGGGATCCGGCCGGGGAGTACATGATCTTGCAGGGCTGGGTGATTGATAATCTATACGAGGAAATTGACGCATGAGCGATGCAGCATACGAAAGTGAGATACAGGCCAAGGGATTAGAGGCGCCACGGATAACGCCAGGCATGGTTGAAAAGGCGATCGCCGGCGAGGATTACCATGTTTTCGAGGGCACGACCACGACGGTATGTTGCCTGAAACTTGTCAACGGGTTTACCGTGATCGGCCAGAGCGCGTGCGCAAGCCCTGAAAACTTCGATGCCGAACTGGGCCGGAAGATCGCACGGGACGACGCAAAACGCCAAGTATGGGCGCTTGAAGGGTATTTGCTGCGCCAGCAGTTATTCGTGAACGTATAACCGAAGGGGCATTTCAGCGGCTTGCGGCACGCTGGATGTAAGTCCCATATAACGACGAAGGCCCGCCGGCGCCGAAAAAGGCCGGCGGGGATAAGAATAATAAAAATGAGCCAATACCGCGTACAGCGCGAGACTTTCAGCGAATCCGGCAGCCGCTACGGCGCCTATATCTTTATCGCCGGCGTCATGTTCGCATGGTGGCCGGCGCTGGCGACTGGTGCGGCCATGCTGGTGCTGGCCGGACTGGCCAGTATAATCGGGAAATGATATGAAGAAAAAGAACAAGCCAAAACCGAAGCCAAAGCCAAAACCTTACTAGCGGGGCCGCATGAGTGCAGCCGCGGAATCAGTCAATCGGGATTTTGTACGCCAGGCGCTAGACTGGCTGATGATCGCCGACTTTCTGTCGGCGATGGCTTTTTACGATGAAACGCTACACGACCCGAACTGCGATGACTGGACTATCCGTGAACTGGCCAAAGGAGATCGCTATTTTCTGTTTACTTATATCCTCAATGGTCACTATGGCATTCATCCGTGGCTGTATGATAATTGCCGAGAAGTTCAGCTAGAGCCCGACGGCTATATCGACCTGTGGGCCAGGGAGCACTTCAAAAGCACGCTGATCACATACGCCGGAATTATTCAGGAAATACTCAATAATCCGGAATTGACCGTCGGCATATTCAGCCATACCCGCCCGATCGCGAAGCAGTTCCTAACGCAGATCAAGCGCGAATTTGAAGATAATGAAAAGCTAATACAGCTATTCCCCGATATCCTGTACACGAATCCGCGCGGCGAGGCCAGCATGTGGTCGGTCGATACCGGGATCACGGTCAAGCGCCAGTCGAACCCGAAAGAGGCGACAATCGAGGCGTGGGGATTGGTGGACGGCCAGCCGACCAGTAAACACTTCGGGCTCATGGTCTACGATGACGTGGTGACGATCGCGAGCGTGACGACCGCCGAGCAGATCCAGAAGACAACCGACGCATGGGATATCAGTCAAAACTTGGGATCCGCGGCCGAGGATGGCTCACAGCGCCAGTGGATTATCGGCACCCGCTACAATTACGCGGATTCCTACCACGAAATCATGGAGCGCGGCGCCGCAGTCCCGCGGATCAAGCCGGCGACCGACGACGGCACGATAGACGGCAATCCGGTGTTCTGGTCACGCGAGCGCTGGGACAAGAAAGTCCGCACGACTTCGCTGTACAACCTGGCGTGCCAGCAGCTTCAAAACCCGAATGCCGGCAACATGGCGGAATTCCCGCCCGAATACCTGAGATATTTCGAACTGCGGCCGCTGACGCTGAATGTCTATATCATGGGCGACTACGCCGGCGGGCGATCATCCAGCGGATCCGCGAACACCGCATTCGCCGTGATCGGAGTAGACGTGCATCTGAATAAGTATTTTCTCGATGGCGCGGCGCACAAAATGAGCCTGTCCGGCCGCTGGAAGCTGCTCAAGGCGCTGCACAGCAAATGGAAGAGCGCGCCAGGCATACAGCACGTCAAGGTCGGCTACGAGCGATTCGGCGCACAGACGGATATCGAGTATTTCGAGGAACGAATGCGCGAGGAAAACTACACATTCCCGATCGAGGAATTGAACTGGCCGCGCGATGGCGACGTACCGAAGGATAACCGGATCCGCCGGCTGGAGCCGGATTTCCGCAACTGGGCATTTTTCCTACCGTATGAGGGCCGCGGCGAAGACGGCCGGCGCCGGGGTGAACTGGTATTGACGCGCAAGCAGCGCGAGGCGGCCCAGGCGGGGCTCAATTACCTGATTGCCCGCCCGATCCGCAATATCAACGAAGAGCGCAAGGTTTACAACCTGATGGATCATTTTATCCAGAATGAATTCCTGTTTTTCCCGAATACCACGCTGAAAGACTTAATGGACGCCGCGAGCCGGCTCTATGATATGGACTATGTAGCGCCTATAATAATCGATGAGACAGAAACCCTACCCGAAGTCAGCGAGGATGCGTAATGGCCAGAGAGAATCCGCCGCCGAAGCCGAAATTCCGTTATTACAGTATTGCCCAGCTTGTCCGCGAGCAGGAAGGCAAGAACATGAACAAGCCGGAAGTTTGCTATGAATTCAGCGATGGCAATAAAAAAGTAGATACTGATCGGACGGAAAGTGGCGTCTACAGGCGATCATAAGGAAAATCAGCGCGTGCCTGGCGGTTTTACACGGCACCCTGATTACGATAAATTGCCAGAATCGATCAAGCTGGAATATTCGCCGCGCGACTATGCCTGGCTACCGGAACCGCTCAAGCGATCCCTGCTCGATGACATGACACTGCCCGAGGTACCCGAGGATGACTGATACGACTGAATTCATGATCGACGGCGCCAAGGCCGAAGAGTGTACCCGCGAAATGCTGATCGCGAAGCGCTGCGCCGATCACCTACACAAACACTATCCCGGCCATCTGTGGGCCGTGAACGTCAACAAAGACGGCGGCACCGTCAATATTTTCAATCTCGCGCTGTCCAGCCTGTGGGGCTATGTGCTGCACACGACTACGGTCGAGCACGATCCGCAGTTAAAATGCGTCATGCGGGCCGGTGGCGAGCTGCTGGAACGCGCGCGGATGAAAGCGAAATGTGACGGCGCGATGCCCGAAGAAATCGACGGAATGCCGGACAGGTACCAGCCTGGCAAGCGGCTGAAACTCAACTGAGGGTAATTTATGGCCACGCGATCCGAAGTGGAAGAAACGAACAAGCACGATCCCTGGCTGGTACGCGCGGCCGACGCACACGAAGCCAGCACCACGTTTATCGATAACAACTATCGGCGGACGTGGGAAAACAATATCAAGCATTTCCAGAGCCGGCACGCGTCGGGCTCGAAATACTACACGCCGATGTACCAGTACCGCTCGCGGCTATTCCGGCCGAAAACGCGGTCAATGACGCGATCGAATGAAGCCGCCGCGGCTGCCGCGTTTTTCACCAATAACGACGCGGTGGATATCGAGGCGCGCAATACCCGCAATCCGCGCCAGCGCTTTTCCGCTGAACTGCGCGATGGCCTGCTGAATCACCATCTGGACGAAACCATCCCATGGTATGAGATTCTGTGCGGCGGAATGCAGGACGGCCAGGTGCAAGGCGTGATTGTTTCGAAACAATTCTGGAAGCTGCGCCACGAATATTTCGAGCGCGACGGCCAGTTATACAAGATCGTCAAGGAAGACAAGCCCTGTATCGATCTGTACCCGATCGAGAATCTGCGGATATCCCCGAATGCCAAGTGGTACGATCCGATCGGCACCAGCCCGTTCGTAATCCTGAAAGAGCCAATGTATATCGAG